CTGCACCCCTTTATGATTAATTTAAGTTTGTTAATTTGTAAATCCCTGCTTTGATTTTAGCCTCAATTTCCTTAGTACTTTCCCCTAAGTACAAGTTTCTATACTTGCTTGTGGTCTTAGAATAGTTGTAGTAATATTCATCTAAATAAACTACTCTTTTGCCATCCTCGAAAGTGGTCTTTACAATATTGCTATTGTAACTTTGAAACATTCTGTACTCAGAAGTGTTAATCATAAATTGATTGGCAACCTTGTTACCTTTGCTGCTTGTGAAATTTGATACTGTCATTTTTTTAGTTTTTGTTTTTATGTTGGTTATGTTTTATGTCTTATTGACCCCACGAATATACAATTGCAATTATTATAAAAACAAATAAAAAAATTAATAATTTTATAAATGGTTGATAATTAACGTATTTATTTTTCTTGAAGAGCATAAAAAAACCCAAATAACTTAATATTTGGGCTAAAAAAAGAAAGTAATAATGCTCAATGGCTAACTATTTTTTACTTATTTCATATTGATGAAGAAAATTTCCTAACTTGTCCACAAATTCCTCGTTTAGCCATTCGTTTGAATTGGAATAGAATAATAAACAATGTATTAATTCGTGATAAAATGTAGCTAAAATAATCTCTTCTTTGTAACTTGTCCAACCCTTTTTAGTTTTGTATTTTTTAGCAAGAATAATTTTGTTTTCAAATGAATTATACATACCATAGCACTTATTTTTATGGCAATAAAGGTCATCAAATATAACTTCTATCTTTTGCCCTAATATTTGAAATTCGCTTGGTATCATAGCTCCATTAATTCATTTATAGCGGTAGTTCCATTAATAACAACTCCACATCCGATAGCAGGTTTCTTTCCATATTTAGCATAACTGAATGCAATATTTTTATGGTCAATGCCACAACCAACTTGCTGACCGAAGATTTTAAAATTTGCTCCTACAAAATACTCAGTATATGCTTGGGTATGTAGATGACCTTGTACGGTACTCATCATATCTGCTTTACATTTAACTCTTGCAGTTCCTCCTTCTCCGTGAAGATATTGTACTCCATCAATTATATGTCTATCTACAAATGTCCAAGTAGGCACTTCAAGTACATCTTTATATTCTTTAATCCACTTGCTTGATATACCACCTGTCTGTGCTTTACGCATTATTAATCTATCGTGATTGCCAATTATAACTGTTGAATGAGGAAAACAATTGTGCCACTTTTTGATTTTTCTAATTGACAATTCTAACTCATCTCCACCACTTATTGAGTCAGGTATTGTTTCGTGATAAGAAGCAAAATGGTTGTCAATTATATCTCCGATAAAAACTACATCAGTGCATTTATACTTGTTATAGATGTCTTTGCAGAATTCAAAATAACCATCTAAACAAAAAGGCTCGTGCAAGTCACCAATGACTAACACTCTTTTCTGATTATTTTCAATTCTAATTTTCTTTAAAATATCGTATTCTTCTGGTGTTAATCGTGGTCTTATTTTCATATTATTTCATATTAAATAAATTCTTGATGTACTCAACTGTTTCATCAGGAGGAGTAATATCTTTTACCTCAATAAAATTTAGCCTATCATTGATTTGCTGTTTAGCTTCTTGTACGTTTCTTGCACGTACAATAGTATACATTTTCCTGCCATTAAATTCGTATGCTATTTTGTAGTCTTTCATAGTGAATTGTATTTAATACGTTATCGGGTATAATTGGACTTAATGAATGGTATATCGTACCTCATTGGGTATAAAACTATTCTTTGTTCATTATTTTGTGAAAATAAGCAATTCCAATATAAGCTAATATTATCAATGGCAAGATATACCAATAGTCAGCACCTATTTGTTTATACCAAATTAATTTAGGGCAGTCAATTGGTACTTCAACTAACACTTTCTTTTCATAATAAATTGTATCTCCTTTGCACTTTCCTTCTATGTATATTTTGCCAAACTTTTTAACATAAACTATTTCTAATTTATCTTTAGTTATATAAACCGAATCAACAAATTCGTTGAATATCGTATCGGTTTGTATGGTTTCGGTTATAATCGTATCGTGAATTGTTACAATTACACTTGCAGTATCTTGGTTACAGAACTTTTCTATGGCTTGGTGTTTAGTATAGCAACTTGATAATAATAAGATGAGGATTAAATATTTCATTTTCTTTTCTTTTTTAAGTCTTGTTCCTTTTTTAAATCAATAGCTTTTTGTTTTTCTTTCTCTATGATTATAGCAACTATCTTTGCACGTTCTATGTCTACACTATCCACTACTTTATTACAAGTAATTGTTTTCTATTGCCACTCTTTTTTAGTGAAATGTGAATCCAAGTATAATCGTACTCATTAATAACCTGGTCATAATCTAATCCACTTAATTTTATAAAATCAAATATCTTTTTATTTTCTACTTTTGAACCTGCACTAATATCAATACTATTGCCTAAAACGTGACCACTTGTCACACTTCCTTTTACTGCTTTATTAAGTGCTAAACATCTATAAAAACTGTTTATCTTTATTGGCGAATTATACCACTCTCTAATAGGTTCAAATAAGTTTTCTGCAACATACTTCATTGCATCTAATTCAAGTTCATTAGGCACGTTCTTAATGCCCATTCTTAAAGCAGTTGCACTCTCGGTTGCTTCTTGTAATGTTATGTGTTTACTTATCATTGTCATTAGTTCACTTATTAGTTTACTTTTGAGTTTATCTTTGTCATATAGCCACCAATTCCAATTAATGCACTTAATACCAATTTAGGATATTCTTTATTGATGTCAAAAGTAACCCAATCTATCGTAACCCAAGCATTCGCAATAGCTACAATAAAACCAAAAATAGTGCTTAATCTACTTTCCCAATTTTTTTTTAGCATCCCAATTTTTTATAAATTTTATGATAGACAAAATTGAAAATATAAATGCACTCAATCCTGCTAATGCTTGAATTAATGGGAGTAAAGCACTTGCGTAAGCAGTTATAACTCCAACCCATACAAATACGTTTTCAATAAATAAAGTAGTATTCTTATTCATTAAATTAATCCAAGTTTAGCCTTAATTTTTTCATCCATTGTTTGATACACACTCCAATCATCTAACTCTTCAGGTGTCATATACCCAACCGATGCTTCTACAATTAAATCATTGTAATATAGTATGTAGTTAAAAGGAAAGTTTACCTCATCAAATGGCATAATTTCATAAGATAAAATATTTACCAATCCTAAACTTAAATATTCTTGTAATGTAATAGTTATAGTTCTCATATTCCTAAAGCAGTATAAGTATTTAAAATATATGTTCTTAATAACTGATTATCAAAATTGTTATTTCCGTGACCACTTACGAGATGTCCTGTTGTAGCATCAAGATTAGCAGTAGAGGTATTACCTAAAATAGCCAACTCGCCAATTTCTTGACTTAATATTGTTGATGTTGGTGCTATTGTAAATGAACTAGAAGTCGTGTTTATAATTACACGAACAGTATTTGCAGTTCTTGTGCCACATATCCAATTGCGAGCAGAGGTTGTAATACCACTTGCAATTGCTGTTGTAGCAGTATGGTTCATATTTATAGTAATTTGACCACTTGTATTTTTAAATATAGAAGCATTTCTTGTAGATGTTCCCGAACCTTGACCCATCATACTTGAATTAGATGAATTAGTAGCAACCACTCCATAAATAAATTGAGAACAATTAAATCTATCAGCAGACCATTTCGGTGCAGTTGCGGGGTTATAGCCAAATGTTAAATATCCACCTGTACCAACTGATGTTCCATTTGAAATAAATCCCGAATTATTATTCCAATTTATTCTTGATGAATTAACTTCAACTGCATCATAAGAACTATTTATTAAGTTAATTTTTGCAGCAGTTCTATCATTTGTTCCTACAAATAAATGGAATTTATCAAGACAATCAAAGATGCCTGATGACACCATTGGTTTGATAAGATTATTATCAATAATAGTTAGTACTCCACTATCAATAGTTCCTCCTGCAGCCACAATTCTTGATTGCCAAGATAAAGCCTGACTACTCAAACCTGTAGCAGTTATGTTATTAAAAGTAGTTCCGATTCCTATTCCTAAAGCCATAATTAGTTATAGCAAATTATCGTTCCACTTGTTAAAGTAACTGCATTAAATACCGAGCCACTTCCTGCCGATAAATATGCTCCTGCTTTGATTGTAACTCCCGTAAGACCTTTTGATGTCATTACATTTACACTATCTATTTGCAATGCACTAAAAACTGCATCTGAATTAACTACAATTGATGTGTATGTCTTACCTGTAAATGCTGAAGTTGTGCTTATAACTTCAAAACTTTGTGACCCTACTATTTGCTCTAATGCTGTTGCCATAATTTTATTTTATTTTTTTAATAATATATTTTTTTATTTATTTTAAAGGTATTTGACACCTGTTTCTTTCTTGTGCTAATTCAAAAGTTAAATTCATTTCCCAACCATTTACCTTATCTGCTAATACTTCTCTTAAAGGTACTAAATTTGTTGCAAAACTTAACAAAAAGTAATCTTGATATGTTGGGTTAGTCAAAGCAGAATAAACATCTTGTGATATACTTAAACAATCGCTTAAAGTATCACGTTCATTTGTTTGGTCATCCTTTTGTATATCCATTACTTTTACGTTCATTACTAAACTTAAAGTATTACTATCAATACTACTATCAATTACATCAACCCATAACAAAGGGTATTGCTCTTGTTCACTCGCTGAAATATCTGATGCTTCACCAAAGTTAAATCCGTTTATCTGTGCGTGGTTTGTCGCTATTGTTTCGAACAGATTTATTATTTGATTGAGTGTGTAAAATTGCATTTTCTTTTATAAATTTCTGTAACTTTTCAATGTTTCTAATCTTTGTTTTCATTAACAATATGTGCAAGGTTTGGTTAATTCTCTTGGTTCTATTTTTATTCCTTGAAAGTTATATCTACCACTGCAACAATCATCACCATCTAATAACATTCCACTATTATAATTCGTTCTTTGCGGAAAGATAGTGTCTATGCCTACACCAGTTTGCGTTAAATACAATGGGTAAGTAGTTGTGTTAGCTAATAAGAATTTAGTTAATCTCTCGGCATATACTTGTGCTTTGTTTCTTGCCTCATCCATTATATCCCTAATTTCATTCATACTTGCAGGTTGCATATTATCTGCGTTTTGAACTCCTACTGCTTTATTGAAATACTTATAGTTCATTGCTAATGGTAATTCAACTTGCATATACCAAATCATAGTATTAGTAATGTAGTTATCAATTAAATTCTTATTTGCATTCGTTGTTGTACTCGCTGCAATTTGTGTTTTTAATTCGTTGTATAAACTTGTTCCTAAAATAGGTAATATATAAAACTCTTGCACCTCAATAATAGTAGGGGTTACAATCTTCATATCAACATTATCCTGCAATACAGAACGCTGCTTTAATGTTTGTTCGCTTAAAAATAAAACTTGTGCTGCCATATTATTTAACTTTTTTTACTAATTCTTGTACCCAAATATGTCTGCAATATGGTAAGTTTACATCTTGAATTGGGTCATGATACCAACCACCTCTGCGCCTAAATGCATCGTAGTTAGGTATATCGTAAACTTGCCCTAAATCATTACCAATGTTTTCAATATCTTCACGACTAAAATAACGTGGATTGCTTATCATTGCTGCACAAAAATCTCTACTAACACCACCCTCTACTAATGCAGGTGCATCACTTCTTTCAGCATATTTGTATCTTATAAACAATTCACTAAAAGTTGGTACGTTTTTGTTTTCTCCTTTAGTAGTTATCTTTAAGTTTTTATCAATTAAACCATCACCGATTAAAGTTTCTATTGCATCGCTAACTTTGGTTTTATCTAACTTCATTACTTCCATTAAACTTTCAATAGTTATATCTGGAGTCTTTTTAATTAAGTCTAATATTCCTTGTTCAATTTTAGAAATAAAATCTTCCTTGCCAAACATTACTTTTTTAGTTTTTACAAGTTCAAAGTTTTCTACACTTTCACCATACTTACTGAATGTTTCGTAATCTATTAAATCTTTTACTTGCTTGCTAAACTTAAAGTTTGTTGCAGGTGCTTGAACTACTTGTGTAGGCTCTAATGGTTTTCTGCCAATTATTTCACGTAACTCATCTTTTGTTAAAATTTGTGTTAGTGTTTGTTCGGTGAAACTTGGCATAATAGGTTCAAGTTGTTTTATTTTTAACTTACCTTTTACAGGTGCAAAAATATTAAATATTTGCTATTGAACTTCTTGTCTTGGTGCTACATAAGTATTTGTAAATAGGTTAAACGCATCAATCATTTCTGCTCTACCACCTAATTGTCCTTCTACACGAACACCAAAAATCATTGGTGAAGTTACTTTATGTCCTACAAATATTTCTTGTTGTATTGTATCGTTTAAGGCTGTGTATTTGTCTGCAAAATCTCCTGCGCTTAAATCGTTTATAATTGCTACTCTATCCTTGTCATCCGCAAAGTCTACAACAATCGAACCTGCGCTGTCTGTTGATGTAAATTTGCTCTTTAACTTGCGTTCAGTAGCTTTCATTTCATCATCGCTTGGAATGCCATTAACAAAAGTAATCATCTTGCTACCTTTAAAGCTATTTTGTATTTCTGCTCTATGATAATTTGCTACTTCTGCATCTGTTATAATTGCTGGAACTGCCCCAATGTAATCGGGTAAAGTATAAGTATTTAAATTTGGTCTATAACTCTTGTAGTAATAAATCGATTCTGCTTGTTTTACATTTGGGTCATAAGCAGGCAAAGTAGTAAACAATGGTGATGTATTTTCGTTTCCACTTTCATCTATCCATTCATCACTAATATAGAATTCTGAATTATCTTCATTGCTTCTTACTGTGCAATAATCAATGTGGTATAACTCTTGTCCTTTCTTTCCTTTTGTTCCTACTACCTTAATATAACAACCACCAAATAATTCATTGTCTAAAATAGTTTTTTTAGCTAAATCATTTAGTGTTTCGTACTGGTTAGGGTTATCAATAAATGATTGTAGTGCAATAACTTCTTCACCTTGCATTTCTGTTTGGTCAAATTGCCAACCTTTACCACTAATATATAGTTGTTTGCTTGTTACTATTGCGTTATGCTTTGCACTTCTATTAAATAATAGTACAAGGTATTGAGGATAGTTGTTTTCTTCACCATATTTAACCCATACTTTTGACTTTTGCTCCACAAACATTGGAACTTTGTCATTACTAAATCCGATTCTAATAGTTTTATCTGTATATGCCATTTATTGTGGTTGGTAAATTATGTTAGTTTCATCTTGTACATCGTATTCTGTGGTAGTTTGTGCATCCAAAACCACATCAACAACACCAACTTCAACTGTTTTTGTTATATAAGGAACTGCATCTGCTGCTGTTGTAAGCCCACTTGTGTTCGCTAATGATGTTTGATATACCTTATAGTTATAATAGCCTTTAAAACCTAACGTAACTTCGCCATTTAAAGTGTTTGCACTTACCTTTTCAATTATACTAAACTTATTATATCGTGTTTTATATGCGCTTGTATCAGTACCTATAAAATAATAAGGCACATTCGATGTTTGGTTTGTAAATAAAAACAAATAAATAGGATTTGTAACTGTTGAATTTTCAGTTAATGTTACTACTACATTGTTTGTGCTATTTTTTAAGAATCTTATCACTAACTATAAATATAAATAATTAAAAAGTTTGCTAAACAAACTAAAACAAAAAAACCAACCGAAGTTAATCGATTGGCTTTTTGCTATGAAAACAATGAAGAATTTTAAACTAACATGTTATACTAACAATGCTGCTATGATAGTAGGGTCTACTTCTTGTGCAAATACTTTTTCCATTCCTGCGAATGTTAAAGAGTAGCCATTAAACTCATTTAATGCTGCACCACTTGTTCCTGTTCCGCCTGTACATTCCATACCGAATGCAGAACCGAAAATAAAGAATTGACCTGATTTCATTTCAACAATTATAGAAGTTCTATTCTTGATAATTTGTTGTAGTTTGAATTGTGTTTCATAAGCCATTTTTAAGAACGTAGCTGCGATAGTTTGCTCATAACCTACTGTTCCTATTTTAGGGTCAGTATTGATGTTATTAGTTGTACTATTTGCGCCTCTTGGCTCTAAAGCATAAGTAAAATATTTTTTACCTGCTGACCTTGTTATTGCTGTTACAAAACCACTTGCATTTTCTGTTACTGCTGTAATGTTTGCTTGTTCGGTTATGTATAAATTTTTGATACCGCCAACTGTGTCCTTACAGTCTAATGCGTATCCTGCTACTATTGCACATGGCATAATTTTAAATGGGGTTTTAAAAAGGGTAGCAACTATTAGCTACTACCCTTTTGTGAATTAAATTGTGAATTTAACGATTTCTGCTACTTGAGAAACTTGAACACCTAATTTAGTTCTGTATTTAAATCTAACTAAATCGAAATCTTCTGAATACCAGAATTTGAAATCTTCTTCTTCGTTTTCTAAATCAACACCCAAGAACATATTGCTATCTCTTAAAGCATAGATTGCGTTTACACCTGTTAAGCCAGGAGTTGAAACGATGTTCACGTTTGTTCCGTGAATCTTCATTTGTCCTAATGCGTTATCAGTAGGAATGAAGTTGAAAAGATTTGCGTTTGTTAAAGCAGTTTGGTATAATCTGAAAGTACCTACACCCATGTAAACATTTAAATCAGCCTTATCAAGTATTTCTACTGGTATTGCTTGATAAATTGCTTGTACTACTGATATAATGTTAGCTGCTGTGATTGCAGTAACCGCAGTTGCAATAAATGGTGTTGCGTTTGCTTGTACTGTTCCTGATGCTGCGTTAATGATTTTTACTAAACCATCAAATTGCTTTAATTGTGAGCTACCTGAATTAGTATCACCTTGCCAAATTGCTTTCTCTACATCTTCTTTTGTAGTACCTAAAATAGTTTCTACGAATGCTGCATCAATACCACCCGGTAATGCATCATAGTTAGAACCCGGTGATAACAATAATTGAGTGTATTTAGTTTCTAAATCATTAATACACCATTCTTTGTTTACTTTAATACGACCTACTGTTAATACACGAGCAGAAATAGTTGTGTCACCTGAAGCAGTAAAGCCACAAGCATCACCATTTTGCCAAATTAAAGAGTCAGTTAATGCAGGAACTTGAATCGTTGATTTTACTCCTGTTAAGATTTGCATTCTTGATGCAGTTTTAGGTTCGAAGAACGAACGATGTAATAATACATTTTCGTTGGTTTTAGTGTATGCCGATAAGGCTGTTACGTTAAATGCCATTTTGTTTAGTTTTTGTTTTTAGTTATTTGTTTGATAATTTTTTAAATTCTGCGATACGTTCAATAGTTGACATTGTACGTTCTTTTTTACTGAATGTTGAGTTGCTTGGTTTTGCTGCTACTACTATTGGCTCTGCTGCAATTTCTTCTACGATTGCGTTTATTGCTGCAAATTTAGCTGTGTTACTTTCTGAAATAGATGCAAACTTACTTTCGTATGCTGCAAACATTTCATTCATTTTAGTTTCGATTTCAGCCATTTTATCTTCCATAGCTTTCATTCTTTCTTCGTGCTTAGCCATAGTATCATCTTCAGCCATTTCAACTTTTGCTTCAACTTCTTTTTTAGCTTCGATTGCAGTTACTAATCCACCTACTGTGGTTACTAATGTGCCATCTTCTAATTCGTGTACAGCATCAGGTGCAGGCATTTGGTTTCCATCTTCAGATACTACCATGATAGCAGTTCCTTCTCCGATTTCACCATCCCACATTACAACTGTTCCATCTGCAAGTTTTGCCTCATTGAATTTTTCAACTTTGGTAAACTCCATTTTTAATAAATTGCCAATTTGCATTATAGCTTCTTTGGCTGTTAGTTTAGGTTTATTCATTTATGTTTTTGATTATATTAATTATGTCTTCTATTATATTTTGTGGCTTCTCATCTATCTTTACTGTGTTAAAAATTCCTTCTACACTAAAACCTTTAAATTCGCCTGACTTTATAAAATCATTCCAAACTTCATCGTTGTCTATTTTGTAAGAACCGAACCACGAACCATCTGTTAAGTTATATCCTGTTGGTGCGTTTATACCTCTTGCCTCATCAATTAAAAATGATTCAATCATATACACACCATCAATCATTTTATTGCTGTTGTGCATCTCATTTACAAGATTTGATTTACCTTGTTTAAAGAACTTATTTCTTAAATTATAAATGTCTTCTTTTTGAAAAACACCATAATATTCTTCATCTTCTGTTCTGCGATATATTGGTAAATCTGCAACCATTAAAGGTCCAGATATTATACGTTTCTCGGTGTCA